GGCGTACATATACTTACGCGAGGTAAAACAGCCTTTGCGTGTTTCATTATAGTATAATATATATAGTGTTTATTTAACTATTTATACAAAATCAAATAATTCATTCATAGTTGGAACAAATATTTCTAATAATATTGTAAGAAGTAATACTACTAATCCATAAACCCCCACCTCTTTAAGATGAGGCATTTCATGTGGTCCTTTAAATAATTTTGTAACAAGTGTAAATACACACGCAATAATAGGTATAAATAAAGCTAATAAAGATAAATAACTCCAACTATTACCGCATTTGTCCGAATCCTTTGATTTTTTTGAATCCTTTGAATCCGTTGTGTCACTAGTAGCATTAGTTGAAGTAGTAGCATTAGTTGAACTAGTTGTACTAGCTTGTTCTGCCCTTTTTTTACTTTTCTTACTTTTATTTTTTTTATTTTTTGCTCCTTCTTGAAAAGAAAACATAATAGGTAAAAATGTCATAAGAGCTGTAATAAATAATATAAAACATAACCCTTTTACAGTTGCCGTCGTACCATCAGCAACCATACACTTTAACAAATAACCTATATATACCATTATAGTTGGTATTAAACATATTACATATAAAACCGATATAATTCCAAGTATTGAAAACACAATATCAATTATGAATGATTTTTTTTGTTTTTTATTAAGGTTAATTGGTAAAAATTTATTTATAAATTTACTAAATGACCATATTAATGTTATTATAAGAAGATAAAAAAATAATACACCAAAACGAGATAATGGAATCGATGGGTAGTGTTTATATATAACATATGTTAAGGATTCAATAACTGTACTAGTCATATTAGCTGATACTCCATAACATGAATTCATTGTATAAAAAAATAATGACGAATCGCCAATTGTTTTAATATCTATACATTTCTCTTCATCAGTTTTATCTTGTTCACGGATAACGCGAACATTGTTGTTACTATTCTGTAATGGATTATGTGTATATTTATTTATAGATTCGTCTTTTTTTGTAGAATCGTCTTTAGGTTTTATTACATATACTAACAATGGTTTAACAAAATTTTCTTCTGAGGGTGTTGGTTGTGTTTTTTTAATACTACACGGGTTTATTGACAATTCAAATGATTTAAATAAACCTATAGATGCTTCATTATTTTTTTCATTTGTATTAGGTGATGGTATTATACATATAACAATCGCAATAGCGCCAACTAAAAATATATTATTAAATATAGTTTTTATTATAGGTACTGCTTCATTTCCCATTAAATATATAATGATATTTTATAATGAATAAAATAATTATTTTATTGTGTGTTGTTATATTTTTTTTATTATTTAAGGCATATTTTAATAACTTTGAATCATTTTCACAAGATTTTTATCCTCACCAATATGCTTCTAATATAATACCTTGCTCATCTAACGTAAAAGGTAAATAGCGTACAAGTTATCTAGCGTAAAGTAATCCCGCTTGACCCGAAACAAATCGAACTATATTGTAACGTTCTTCTACGAATGTTAAATTATAAGAATACTCATATAAATTCAAATTTTTACTAGTTCCTATAACAGTTCCATTCTGGTCACATACTGTAAAATATTCAGATGAAGCATCAAATGGTGGTGTATTTGTAACAAATTCTATTTCAACTGTTTTAAATTTACTTAAATTTATTGCTCCTGACGGCTGTAAATCATATGGGTCAGTATGTAAACAATAATTATACATATATAATCCATCATCAGAGTCACCTTTAGTCATTTTATATTTTTCAATATAATTATATATTCCAGAATCCAAGACATTCTCTCTATATTTTCCATCAAATAATATTGCCATGTTTTCCATAATATTCTTTTTATTTTTGTTTGTATTTGTATCCGTTATATTTAACAATGTTGATTGTTCTACATAAGAGTTCACTATTTTTTTAAATTGTATTCCAGGGCCAATATACGCATTATATACAAATACATTGTTTGATGTAGTAGGTGCTACAATTACATCATAAGGTAATATATTTTTATAAGGCCAATTTGTAAAATTTGACCATTCATTACGTAAATTAATATCATCCCTCTGGAAATACCACATCCATGTAGATGCCATGCCAGTACTTAATAATTTAACGCGTTCCTGTTACATTTGTAAATACATCTTCCTTAACATCCTTTATTAAATATTTTTGTTCGTTTTTAGCAAATACTAAAGATTCTTCTTCCGATAAAAAGCAATAGGTTCCTATAATATGAATATCTGTATTCCATAAATATGATTTATTTACATAATCTTCGGCTAGTAACCATTCAGATGGTGGTTGTTGTATAAACCTATAAAATGAGTGATATTCATTATTCATAGATGGTCTTATACCCAACCTACTAAATCCATTTACGGCAGTTATAGATACATCATTAATCGTATATAAATCTGTTATAGGGCGCAATATAAAATCAATAGTAACATCACTGTATTGTAACGCTACTAATGGAAGAGCCATTTTGGATGAAAAACTAAACCAAAAATTTAATGGAACAAATATTTTTCTACCCCTAATAGAAGGTTCTCTTCCTACATTTACTTTGTTAGGATCATTAGGAATATAAAACGCATTAGGGTAATTATTATAACGATTATTCATATTTTCTGGACGGTTTAATTCATTTGTCATGCCAATCATTTTATTAAATAATGCCAATTTATTAAAGTCTAAGTCTTTTTCTACCATATTTTTTATATGTTGTCCCGAATAAGACTGTATAACTTGTCCGCCAATGGATAACGTAACTTTTTTAATTATATTTGTTCCTATATTTTCAATCCATCTAAACTCATATGGTTTCCAAACATCATCTACCGCACCCGGATGATTTGGATATATTCCAGGTGGAATAATAGGGCTCCAAATATCTGGAAGTGTAAATACTAAAAAAGTATCTAACAATAGCTCAGCATTTCGAGGTATTTTAAATGTAAATGCGCTGTCTTCATTCAAATGTAACTGTTTTTGTCCATTAAAATCAATTCTAATATTTTGCAACCCAAAATTACTATATTTAGCATATACTGTTTTAAAAAATGTTTTACTTGGATTCCCATTTAAAATTATATTTTGATTTCCATATGAAATTATATTTAAAAGACCACCTGGCATATATTTTAATAATATATATTTCTATATTATTAAATATCTAATAATTATAAATGCCCACCCTTGCCGAAATTAAAACAAAAATGACAGAAAACATTACACGTATATCAATAGTAGTAGGTGCGATTATATTTTTTATAGTCATATTTGCGACAATTCAATTAGCAAGGCGTCAAAAAAATTGCGATAATATTGAAACATATGGTATGGACAAACAAATAAGCACAATGACAGAAGCTTCTCTTACAAAAGATGGAGTAGATATTAAATTAAATGAGGTATATGTTAAAACGGCATATAATTGTTGTTGTAGCGGTGATTTTAATAATGATTATGTAGACACATGCGCATTAGCTCAATGTGCTAAACAAAAGGTAAGAGCGCTGCATTTTGATATATATTCTTTAAACAATCGCCCTGTTATCGCAACCTCTTCTGTAAAGGGTAATTCATACAAAGAAACGTATAATAGCTTGGATTTATACGCAACGATGGATGATGTTAAAAATAAATTTATGAATATAGCCGACCCATTATTTTTAATATTTTGTGTAAATAGTAAAATAGCAACAACTTATGAATCCATGTATACTTTACTTGTAGAAATATTTGGAACGGGAAATACTACAGGTAATAAATTATATTTATCAAATGATATTGGAAATACCACATTAAAAAATCTTATGAATAAAGTGGTTATATGTGTTGAAGCATTTGATACACCAACATTTTATGCGAGTTCATTGTCATTAATAACTTCATTAGATTTAAATGGAATAAATAAAATAAACAGAGAATCTGACATATTAGATTTATATTCGTCTAATCAAGCTCCTGATTCTTCTATTACATATCCTCAAGTATTATTTCCAAATAAACAAAAATCTTCAAATAATTATGATTTTATAACAACAGGTGTAAAATATGGAATTACCTTTATTGGAATGAATTTTCAAACGAATGATAATAATTTAAAGGTATATAACAAAGGATTTGCTAAAAAAAAATCATCATTTATACCAAAACCACTAAAAGATGAAAAAGGTTATTATGTTATTACTACATTTACGTGATAATTTAATATATTGATTATATATGGAAGATGCTATTAAAATAAACATAAAATATCAAAAAAAATATAAAAAAGATATGTATACAAAACCTTTATATTTTCATTTAATAGAAACTTTTATTTCAAAAAAAGAATTAATATGTTATGGAGGAACTGCCATAAATGTATATTTGCCAAACGATAAAAAATTTTATGAAGATAATGATATTCCAGATTATGATTGTTTTTCATCAAATCCAATCATGGATGTTAAAGAATTAGCCGATATATTAGTTAAAAATAACATAGAAAATGTTGAGGTAAAGGCTGCGTTATTTAAAGGAACTTACAAAATATTTGTAAATTTTATACCTATTGTTGATATATCCCATTTGGACAAAGAAGTCTTTATAAATGTTCATAAAAAAGCAATAAGAATTAATAATTTACTATATGCTTCACCTAATTATTTGCGTATTAGTTTATATCAAGAATTATCTCGACCATTAGGTGATGTAAGTAGATGGGACAAACTTTACAAACGGCTTGAACTATTAAATAAAGCTCGACCTTTATACATACCAAATTGTTCTATAAATGGAAAAGATACACCCGAAACAGAAGAATATATAAATATAAATAAAACCATTGTTAATATAATTAAAACAAATAAATGGGTTGTATTTGGTGACTATGGAATGAGTTTTTATTTAAAATATTTTCCCAAAAAATATCAAAAAATAGACAGGGTTATTGATATACCTTATATATTGGCCGAAAATATAAAAGATGTAAACCTACCATTTAAAACAGAACAAAATCATTTTTCATATCATTTTTTGAATGATTTTTATCAAATCTTATATAAGGGTGTCCCTGTTTTATATGTGTTCATTACTAATTCATGCCAATCTTATAATGAAATAAATGGATTTAAAATTGCCAGCATAGACACTATCATGAGCATTTATTATGCGTTATCTTTTTTAAATATTAAGTTTTTTGATATACATAAAATATTATCCTATTGTTATTTACTTCACAACGTGAATACGAATGTGGGGGTGTGTAGGCGGTTTAATATGCCATGTATAGGAAAACAACAGTCTATAGAGGATATAAGATTATTGAGAGATAAAAAATACAAGCTTTATAAAAAGTATAATTCAAAAAGGATTTATAATGAATATTTTTTTCAGTATAAACCTAAAAAACCAACATCAAAAAATAGAACTTACAAAAAAATAAAATAATTT